AAGTTCCTTAGCCATCGTTAGTACTGCATATGCGTCCTGCATGTTACCATCACGCATGAGCTCCTGACCAAGCGCCATGAGACCATTGTAGTCTCCTTTAGCTTTAGCCATCTTCTGCTGCATCTGCATTGCTCTACGCTCTTCAGGGCTCATAGCGGCCTGCCGTAGCATCCCTACGGTCTCTGGAGAAGCTCCTCCAGCTTGAGCGAATGAACCCGCAGCTTGAGCACCCATGCGTACTGCTTGGTCCATTGCAGCAGGCATACGTGCAATCTGAGCAGCGCCCCAGTTAGCAAAAGGTGTTTGTCCTTGGGTGATTAATTTAGCGTTATTAAGACCTTCCTGTTGAAGTTTAGCAAGCTGTTCCTGACGGACTTGCTCAGGGGTCTTAAGTAAGTTTTCAATCATGCTAGCCATAGCTTACCCGAGCCTCTCTCTTAACCAATCTTCAAAACTACCAGCAACATTCCCTACAACGCTCTCGCCCTGTGCATTTGCTGTGAACAGACCACCGAGGGCTTTAGCAAGAGCATCAACACGAGCTGACTCAAGTTCAGAGACTGCTTTCTGACCTTCGGCCTGTGCCTGAAGACCCGCAATACCTGATTTGTAAAGTGCTTCACTCTGAGCAATATTACCAGACTGCTGGATGTTACCAAACTGAGCAGAAGGTGACAATGCTGAAAGAGCTTGTTGTTCAGGCATGAAGGAAGCTGATAGAGCTCCTGTGACATTCTGCAGGTTCGCTGCTTGCTGCTGATATGGAGACAATGCTGCTTGTGATCCAAGACCAAACATACTAGCGGCATTCTGAGTCTGCATATTAGCCAACTGAGGAGCCAACTGCTGTGCTTGGAGCCAGTTAGCAGAAGACTGTTCAGCAAAGGCTTTCTGCATTGCAAGTTCTTCTGGGGTGCCTCCGTACATTGCAGTACCAACACCTAGGCGACCTTGTGCTGCCAAACGGTTCTCAAGGGCTATACGCTGGCGTTCTTGTTCGCCTGCCTGAGATGCCTGTAGCTGACTGTAGATGTCATCAGCAGACGCTGTGGGCTGTCCTAGGGCAGACTGAGCGCCCTGAAGTGCTGTAGCGGATAGTCCTTGGTACGCTGAAGGGTCCATGGTCATTCCAGCGCCTGCCTGAGCTTGACCTAAAAGTCCCTGCTGTATTCCAGCCTGAGTAGAACCAAGATTAACGTCTAAGGCACCACCAGCGCCTACCGAAGTAGTGGCTGAAGGAGTACGTACAGTGAACGGAGTAAACTGAGTAGTCCCTGCTGCTTGTTGTCCGAGAGCTTGAGCACTAGAAGCGTACTGACCTGCCGCAGACTGAATATCTGACATAGTATCGCCAGCAGACTCATAAGGAAGGTACGCTAGTGCTGCCTGAGACCCTCCAGTGATTAAATCAGCGAGTAACGCCATTAGTAAGTTCCTCCGTCAATTGTACCGATTGTTGCAGTGCCTGAGACTTCCAGAGTAGGCATCTCAACGGTGCCTGTGAACACAGGAGAAGCTGTATCAGCCTTAGTGGCTATTGCAGTCTGAATGTTTGAATACTCTGCATCAATCTCAGAGCCTTTAATGATCTTCGCAGGGTTGCCTGAGGCAAGAGTGTCTTTAACTGCAAAGTTAGTAGTTTTGGAATAATTACTCATACTGTACGTCCTATGATTGCTTGTGCTGTCAGTCTTTGAATTGATACTGGAGCACCATCAATTTGTGCTTCAACACCTAGTTGTATTACCTGACCACCCCCACTAGCGTTTACTGTCGGCCTGTTTACCAACACCCCTGCGTTGAACTCGCCTTCATTATATTCTGCAATGTTATATTCTGCAATGATCTGTGTTGTCAGTGTAAACCGTTTCTTCTTGTATGCATAACTGTAGTCATAGCCCCAGTTAAGGGTCACATCTGTAGCACTTCCGCCAATAACTGTGATCTTAAGGTTCTTAAGCAGCTTAAGGTTACTAGGGGCACCAAAGTCTATGTAGTTGGTGAAGTAACTCAAATAGTAAGGTAGCCCGTTATCTGAGTATCCGTCATACACTGCTATTCCTTGTTCCATCCCAAAGTATAGTTTACCTTCTCGTGTTCTCAACATTGATTTTAAAGGAATTGAGGACCATGTAGTTGTTCTGAACGCTCCATTATCTAGTGGAGCCCTTGTGTCAAAACAATAGACTTGGTTTGATGATGGAAGAAATAATAGATAGAAGGCATCCTCAGGACTATACACACTAACCATATGGCCTGTTTCTGCAAGCACAAAGGGGTTTAAAGAGCTTCGTACATTCTTAGACAGGTCAGTCATTGGTACAGATTTTTCTTGTATTGTACGCTGTAGACTACGAACACCAGAGTCACTTAGGAATATTAAATCACCGCCTGTGTTTTGAACAGAGTCCCTAGCAATACAACCAACACCGACAATGGTATCTGCAAGCTGCATAATAGCTGGGTCTTCTACCCCAGTGTATATAAGGATCTGACGTTTACCGAAGATAAACAAGGCACCGTTGTGTGCGGCTAAGGAAATTATTGTATCAGTCCCATCAGGCCATACCTTAGAAATATCTATGTATCCTGATGACCCTGTATCCCACTTAAGTCCTGTAAGAAGGTCAGACCAATAAATTGTAGTGGCGTTGGCAGTAGTGTTGGCAACCCAAAGTCGACCAGCAGTGCTGACGACTATGTTTCCCTCTGGTACAGTGCCTGAGTAATCCGCATGGTCCTCAATCGCAACTGAGGTAGTTCCATCGTATACTACAGGTTTAGCACCCTTACGGAACATATAGTGTTTATTGTTCAGCGTTGCATGACTGTAGAAGCCGTCAGTTACCGTGTAGCCTGAAGGCGTTATGTCGGTGAGTGTCTCAGTTCCTTTGTAAATTTTAGAGTCAGAAGAACTGATTATCTCAGTGCTTCCGTCATCTTTAACAAACTCTGCCAAGGACACAAGGGTGTCTGGGTTAGTGGTCGTAACATAATTCCATCCCTTACGAGCACCTATGCGACCAAATTGGTCAATGACGCAGTTATTAGCTTCTAAGGCAAACTGCTCAGGTAGTGCCGTAGGGGAATCCTCAGTGTTTAGACCAAAAAAGCCAGGGGCTTGTATAGCAATACTTTGTAATGGTTTAGCCATATTTTACACCGTTTCCCAGATTAGTTCCTCTGGGTGTTGTCCAGCGTCCAATGCAATTGCAGTAGTCATTGCGTTATTAGCAAAGATTGCCTGCTCTGCCCCAGATTGACCTCCAGTTTCCCCGCGCTCAACAAGTGCATAGCTATATGCCCATTGAACTATAGGATTCCAAGGAACAGCCACAGTGTCTGCATCGTTTACAAGATCACCTGAGCGTTTAACGCCATAGACCTTAATGGAGGCTACGGAATCAGGAGTCTGATAGAATTTAATCTGGAGATCACCATTACTATCCAAACCAGACATGGAGTACCTAACGGCCTCCCCAGTGTCGTTATTGGTTAGTGTGTTGAGTCTGTCGATCTCTGCATTAGATTCCTTACGTAGCTCACGATCATTAGTCTCGTCCAATACGTACAAAACTTCAGACCGCTGTCCTGATCCAGTGAGACTATAGGTAGATGTACCCGATACTGTAGTGACAGGGAAAGTAGTGCGGAGTGCACTCCAATCCCAAGCATCTTCTACTAGTCTTTTAGCGTCATTAACGAAAGCGCCAATTAGCTTAGAGTAACTGGATTCGTTGACGGTAGCTACTTCATCCTCTCGGAGTCGAAGCATGACCGCATTAACCATTTCTAAATATGTCATTTTAAACCTGCTTAAAAGTTCTTCCTAGGACTTCTCTAGAAAGTAGTTTATCATCCGTAGGGATTTTTACTAGTGAAGGATCAAATACACCACGAGCCCTTGAAGCTGGTAGGACCGCTGGAGTCCCGCCTCCGCTAGATTCCGACAGTGCTATATCAATACCTGAAAGCCAATCTGGAAGATCTAAATTGAAGTCTGGTAAGTTGATATCAAACTCTGGGAGATCTACCGCAAGCTCTGGAATATCTACAGAAACATCTGGGATTTGACTAGAGATCCAGTTGTATACATCAGAAACTGTAGAACCTATTGAATCAAAGAACTCTGGTAGCTTCATGTCTCCAAAGTCTACATCAACACCAGATATGTCTGGGAATAGTTCTTTTACGAAATCAACTACAGAACCTACACCATCTTCAATGAAGCTAAGGTCTATCTCAGGCCAATTCACTTGAGTACCCTCAAGGAAACTTGGGACCTCAAAGTCTGGTAAAGTTCCTCCATTCTTAAAGTAATGGTAGGTAGCAATACCAAAGGCTTCCTGAGGCGACTTACCAGTGTCTAGTGCTACTGCACCTTTAACTGCTGCAATCCCTGCAGGACCTTCTAGGCCCACCTCAGGACCGTAGATTTCCCCTAGTACTCCGATAGGGTTCTCACCTACCATGATCCTAGCAGCACTCTCTGTAAGCTTATCGTAGCCCTCTGGAAGCATACTAGTCACATTGTCGCCAAACTGACTAACAACTGCAGTTACAGGGTCCATTCCTTGAACAATTACTTTCTCTGCAAGATCTAGGAACTCACCTTGGATTCCTCCGGCAGCTCCTACAACATTACCAATGATAGCACCACCAACAATGTTTTCAATGCTTAAGTCACCGTTGTAATAGTCCTGCCACCCCTTAGCTCTATTCTGTTTGACTGCTCCAATAATGTTGTTGGCAGTCTCTAGGTCCTGAGCTCCTTGAGAACTCTCAAAGTATTTCTGAGGCTGGATCTCACTAGTTTTAACTAATTCTTCCTTACCAAAGAAACTGCTCTTAACGTAAGACTCACCAAACTCATCTACGTAAGCTTCTGTAGTTATTGGAGACAGTGCTTGTAGTGCTGATCGTGTACCATAGGCAGCGTATAGGGGAGCCTCAAAGCCGCCCACTAAACCATTTACAAAGTTACCTGCGAACTGACCACCAATCTGGCTGATAACAAAGTTTCCAACAGCTTGTCCAATGCTTGTCATAAACCCTTCAAAAGAGATAGGATCTTGAGCTAGTACTTTACCGTTGTTAGGGTCACGTAGGTTTCCAGTGTCGTAGATAATGACGTTTGGCTCATTACCTAACCAAGAAGATCCTTGTTCTTTAGCAGCCTCTACAGCGCCTATGAAGTTATTGTAACCCTCTGGTCCTATACCGTACTGAGTCATCGCTGCATCAGTATATGGAATACCCAAATTCTGCCGAGAGTATCTATCAAAGAATTCGTCACTAGTTTGAATATCACCAAACGTAGAATCCATGATAGGATCACCAGACTCAATGGCATCCGTGAGTAACTGCGATGCAGTCATGTAAGGAGTACCTTGCCACCCAGTAGTTGCTTTGTTTGGATCTTCATACCAAGGAGCGTAAGGGTCTTTAACGTCTTCCATTGCCTTGTCTAATAGACCTTCAACCGTAAACGGAGAACGATCTTCGGCAACTGGCTCTGGCGTTGGTGTCGCATACGTAGGCTTAGGACTCAATAGTCCTTCAGCTACATAATTGACATCAGACACGCTATAGCCACCATTAGGGTCTAACTGGTTGTTGCCAGTACCTATCAGGTAACCTGTGCCACCATCCCCAGTTTCTACACGGTTAGCTGTATTACCAACTAAGTAGTTACCTTGTGTATCTCGTGTACCTAGAGCGTCTACATCTGCCTGCGTGAACTGCTGGCCTAAGGTGTTCTGATAGGTCCCTTGAGGGAGCGCAGGAACTACAGGAGTGGGTTTATTGATGTCTGCAGTTATAGTCTTATTGAATACGTCTAGGAATCCTAGAGGGTCTAGAGTGCCCCTAGCGAGTGATTCTTCAGCTTCCTGTCGTTGTTGCTGTGCAAGCTTTGCTTCTGCCTCAGCAGCCTCTTGGCGTGCCTGTTCTTCTTTAGCCAAAGCCTCTTCTTCAGCAGCTATTGCTTGCTGAAACATCATCTCATCAAAGGCTATTTGATTAGCGACATCAGCTTCCGCTACATCGACAAAAGCTTCAGTCTGAGTGTTAATGGACTCGTCTAATATATTCTGTACGTAACCTAGACTGTCTGCAGAAGCTGTTTCTCCAGTAAACGGGTCAATGTATTTGTAAGTAATACCACCCTCTAGAGTGCCTGTGATGTCAAAGGCATTAAGATCGTAAGCATCCTCAAGGGCCTGTTCTGCAGCTATAGCAGCATTAAACTCCTTGTCAAAAGCGTCTTGTTTTACTTTCTGAGTGTATGCAGCACTAGCCTGATCCGCAAGTGCTTGTGACTTATACGTCTTACCATCAAGAGCTTTGTAAGTGATTCCAGACGGGCTTGAGCTTACAAAAGTACCAGTATCTGTAGTATATCTTATATTACCAGAAGAATCCGAAGTGGTGTCATATCCGCCAGCATAAGCGTCCTTAAGGGCTCTATCGGCATTTATGGCCGCTTCAAATTCAGCCCAAGATACTTGACTTGAGGAACCACCTGAGGAACCACCTGAGGAACCACCTGAGGAACCACCTGAACTACTGCCAGAGGAGACTGAATAGCTTCCGTCAGTGTTTCTATCTGACGAACTAAAACTTAAACCAGCCACATTTAGCCTCCTTGGATAATATCGTTATACTCAATGATGGATACTAAAGCAGTCATCCCTGCTCCATCTAAAGCTTCAATTCTGTCACCTTCCTTAAGAGCGACAAACTCATTACTCGACCCACCAATCTTAAAGAACTCATTAGCAGATAAAGAATAAACATCAAATAACTGTAGGTAAGAAGATGCTTCGTTGTTCCAATAGCGAACACTGAAAGACGAAGTAGAGCCTGATGTGTTCGTTAGATACAAAAGAACCCACTCGGCTTTCTTACCTGTGGGTACTTCGTATAGTGTTTGATAGGTTGTCGTTAAAGGAAGACCAAAACTCTTCTTAATCATCTTAAGTTCCTAATGTATTAATTATAGCATGGATTAAGGATAAAGTCAATAGTCTATTTAGACTTCTTAGAGCCTTTGCTCTTATTTGCTTTGTGTAGTTTACACTTCATGTTACTTACCCTCCTTAGCTGGTATAGTATTTTCCTGTCAACATTTGATACGCTAGCTCCTGTGCTCTAACACCTACTTGATTAGCCCATTTACTGTCAAGCATTTCTTCACTGGCTCTACGATACTGTTTAGCCTCTATAGCTGCCCACATCTTCTTAAACTTAGATAAGCGTGAGATGCCTAGATTGAAGCACATATTGACAAGGC